AACACACGAAGTATGGAGCAACTACAATCACCAGTACGATAAAGTCGATCGAGCCAAGAATCACATACAGTTTTTTAAACCCTCGTTGGGCTGGAGTTCTGGTCCTACTGCATTAAAACACGCTTGTGAACAGGATTTTAAAACCATATACATTCTGGGTTTTGATTATCAAGGACACCCTAAGTCCAATAAAGGACAATTTGCATTTAATAATGTGTTCAAAGGCACTCGCAACTACAAACCCGTGGAATCAGATGCCACTTTTTATGGCAACTGGATGAATCAAACCAAGCGATGTTTAAACGATTATCCATCCATTCAGTTTATAAGAGTAGCACCCCACAACGGATTTCGTCCCCACGATTTAAATTTTGCTCCAAACTTTAAAACCCTAGATATTGAAGAGTTTTTGGAGCTATATAATTTACAAATCAAAATATAGCGTAATACTGTCATATAAAGACAGTTTTAGCCGCTTTTGGCACCTGTTTCGCCGCCTATATAGTAAATACCTACACTTATAAGTAATCTTAACGCATACACAAGGAGCACGTGCAACATGTCAAACAAATTTGAACAATTATTAGAATTGTTAATCAATGAAGAAAACGACAAAGCGGAATCTTTATTCCACGAGATCGTAGTAGAGAAGTCAAGAGACATCTACGAAGGATTAGCAGAAACAGAAGAGTCAAAAGACGAAACTGTTGAAGAAACAAAAGAAGAAGAAGTAAGCAAAGTTGTACCAGCAGGTTCTCACAAAATGCCTGACGGTACTATTATGAAAGACAAAGATCATAAGAAAGAAGCTAAAGAAGACGAAACTGTGGGTGAACAAGTTGAACTTGCAGATGAAGCTAAAGACGAAACTGTTGAAGAAGAGTCTATCGAAGAAGTAGGTGGAGATGCAACTGATGAATTGATCAAAGACATATCTGCTGAAGAAGAAGGCGAAGCTGATGTTGCCGATGCCGGCGAAGAAGAAGTTGCTGGTGACGAAGAAGGCGATGTAGAAGACAGAGTTGTTGATTTAGAAGATGCTTTAGACGAACTAAAAGCAGAATTTGAAAAAATGATGTCAGGTGATAAAGGTGAAGAAGAAATGATACCAGGTGAAGAAGAAGCAGAAGAAGCGGCTTTAGCACCAGTAGAAGCTCAAATGCCTTTCGAAGCTAAGGAAACTGTAAAAGAATACAAAATTCCTAAGTCTGCTGAAACTGCTGACGGAACTGCTAACAAAAAATCTCCAACAAGTGATAAAGGTGGAAAAGTAGCAAAAGCAGATGCTAAAAACATTGCTCAAGGTTCAGCTGACGAAAAAGGCGGAACAGTTGCAACTCCAGCTAAAATCATCGGTGATGTAGCAAACACAGGCGGTAAAGAAAAAGTGTCATTAAAACCGGCACCAAAAACTGAAACTGCTGACAAAGCTGATAACAAAAAATCTCCAGTTGCGTAAGTAATTGGAATTTTAAGGAGAGAGTCGGATGTCATCATTGTACCTACGAGAACAACTAACGTTTGATCAAGCACGAGTGCAGGTTTTACATGAAGGTAAAGATGGAAAAGATCTTTACATGAAAGGTATCTGTATTCAAGGAGGCATTAAGAATGCCAATCAAAGAGTGTATCCGGTTTCGGAAATTGCGAAAGCAACTAAAACACTTAATGATCAGATCACGTCAGGTTATTCTGTACTAGGAGAAGTAGATCATCCAGACGATTTAAAAATTAATTTGGACAGAGTTTCACACATGATTACTGATATGTGGATGGACGGTCCAAATGGATACGGCAAAATGAAGATTTTGCCAACCCCCATGGGTCAACTTGTTTCAACTATGTTGGAATCGGGTGTGAAATTAGGCGTTAGCTCACGAGGAAGTGGAAACATTTCTGAATACGGCAACGGCGAAGTTTCAGACTTTGAAATCATCACAGTGGATATAGTGGCTCAACCTTCGGCACCTGGTGCTTACCCAACTGCAATATATGAACATCTTTTAAACACAAAAGGCGGACATAAAGCAATGGGTGCGGCGGCTGAAGTTAGAAATGACAAAAAAGCACAAAAAGCCCTCACTGAGGCACTAACCAACATAATCAAAGGACTAAAATAACATGTTCGACGCAATATCAAAACTAGTTGAGTCAGGCGTGATCGGAGAAGAAACTCAAAAATCTATCTCTGAAGCGTGGGATTCACAGGTTAAAGAAAACAGAGAAACAGTAGCGGCTGAGCTTCGTGAAGAATTTGCTAAAAGATACGAGCACGACAAAAGTAACATGGTCGAGGCTATTGACAAGATGATGACTGACAAGTTGTCAGAAGAAATCAGCAAATTTGTCGAAGACAGAAAAGCACTGGCTGTAGAAAAGACTTCTTACAAAGAATCTGTAGGAACGCATTCTGCAAAATTAGAAGAGTTTGTATTAAGCAAACTTACTAATGAAGTTAAAGAACTACACGACGACAGAAAATCTGTGTCTGAAAACTTTGGAAAATTAGAGGAGTTCGTTGTAAACGCACTTGCTAAAGAAATCAAAGAATTCGCAGAAGACAAGAAATCTGTAATCGAAACCAAAGTAAAATTAGTGAAAGAAGCAAAAGTTCAATTGAAAAAATTGAAAGAATCTTTCATTAAGAAATCAGCTCAGGTTGTTGAATCGGCTGTCTCTAAAAAATTGACTCAAGAAATTGCTCAATTGAAAGAAGACATCACGTCAGCTAGAGAAGTTTCTTTTGGTAAACAAATTTTCGAAGCGTTTGCTTCAGAGTATCAAGCTTCTTACTTAAATGAGAAGTCTGAATCATCAAAACTTATGAAGGTTGTTGATGAAGCTACTTTGAAACTGCAAGGCGCTGAGAAATCCATCGAAGAGAACAGAGTGGTGATTGAATCCAAAGAGCAAGAAATTGCTCAGATCAAGGATTTGATGGAACGCAAAGAAACGATGGCAGAGTTGCTCAAACCTTTGAGCAAAGAAAAAGCAGATGTTATGAATCAGTTACTGGAATCAACAGAAACTGGCAAATTAAAATCTGCGTATGACAAGTATCTTCAAGCAGTGATGGAAGATGCTCCTGTAGCAAGAGCCAAGAAATTTATTTCTGAAGCTTCTGGCGACAAAGCAGGTGCTCCTCGATCAGAACGAGACGATGCTGAACTAAGCAATATCCGTGTATTAGCGGGCGTTGCTCAAAACTAACAACTAAACTAAGGGAATGAAACAAATGAGTGAATTATTTGAGTCAAAATGGAGCGAAACTAAATCAGCTCTAACTGAAGGTTTAGCGGGTAACAAGAAAAAGACTATGGACATCATCTTAGAAAACACTAAGAGATATTTGTCAGAGTCTGCTACTGCAGGTGCTACATCTGCTGGTAACGTTGCTACGTTAAACAGGGTTATCCTACCAGTAATTAGACGGGTTATGCCGACTGTTATTGCTAACGAAATCGTTGGTGTACAGCCGATGACTGGTCCTGTAGGACAAATCCACACACTAAGAATTAGATATGCTGATTCTTCTAGCGGAACTACGACAACAACTGCTGGTGAAGAAGCACTATCTCCATTCAAGATTGCGGAAGCATACTCTGGAGACAACAGTTCAACTAAAGCGGCGGCTACTGCGGCATTAGAAGGATCTGCTGGAAAAAGATTATCTATCCAAATCTTAAAACAAGCGGTTGAAGCTAAATCAAGAAAACTATCTGCAAGATGGACTTTTGAAGCGGCTCAAGACGCACAAGCACAACAAGGTATCGATGTTGAAGCGGAAATCATGGCGGCGTTAGCTCAAGAGATTACTGCTGAGATCGACCAAGAAGTTATCGGTTCATTACAATCATTAGCAACATCTAATGGTAACAATGAAACTTATGACCAATCTGGTGTATCTGGAACTGCAACTTTCGTAGGCGATGAGCATGCGGCACTTGCAATCTTGATCAACCGAGTTGCTAACGTAATCGCACAAAGAACAAGAAGAGGCGCTGGTAACTACGCTGTAGTTTCTCCACAAGCTCTAACTATTCTTCAATCTGCTACAACTTCAGCGTTCGCAAGATCAACTGAAGGAACTTTCGAAGCACCGTCAAACACTAAGTTTGTTGGAACTTTGAATGCGGCGATGAGAGTATATGTTAACGCTTATGCGGCTGACGACTCTAACGTACTTGTTGGTTACAAAGGTGCAAGTGAAGCAGACGCTCCGGCGTTCTATTGTCCTTACATTCCTTTGATGTCATCGGGTGTTGTACTTGATCCAGCTACTTTTGAACCAGTTGTTGGCTTCTTAACAAGATATGGCTATGTTGAATTAAACAACACTGCGTCATCTCTTGGTAACGCGGCTGACTACTTAGGTACAGTAGGAATCAGTAACGTATCATTTAAATAATCTTTAGATTATTTGAGATTAAAAAGGCGTCAGAAATGGCGCCTTTTTTTTGACTAAAAAATCAAATACACTCGTTTAACGGCATTTTTTTCTTTGTCGTACGAATTGCATTCCAAATATGACATTTTAATAGTTGCAACTAACACCTAAATATTTCTACGAAGATACAAATATCTTCTTAAACGAAAGGAAATCCAAATATGGAAATTCTAACTAAAATCAAAGCAGGCGCAAAGACTATCACAGAAACTGGCGTGGGCTTGATCGCCCTGGCGATGGTTTTCGAAATATTGTTCAAGGGACAACCAATACCGTTCTTGGGAACAATAAATGTAATCGGAAATGTGTCGGCGATTGTAAAATCTTTCTCAGCTGATGGATTGGTAGGACTTGTAGCAATATACGTTCTATACGCTATCTACAAAGAAAAATAAACAATCAAACACCTGGGGCGGTGCAGACGTGCATCGCCCACTTAACTCTACATTTAATTTTTATTAGCACTGTATAAATACATCAGTTTAATTGTGCTTTACAATGGTGTAAAGACTTATGCGGAAATAAACCACCGCGTACCGAGTAGAACTTGGATTGGACTCCTAACTAAAGGAGAAAACAAATGGGAAGACCCGTAAAAAAATCACGTTTTGGAAACACAGCAGGCGACTTTGAAGTCACTGGTGCATTTGCAACAACAGCAACACAACCAGACGGTACAGGTGCAGAAGCAGTATCTACAGCATCCGGCAACTATATCGTTAAACAAAGATCCAGCAAAAGATTTATTATTAATTTTACATCTGCAGATGGATCGACTAGATTAGCACAAACACTTGCACTTACAGCAGTAGCTCCGGCTTCATTGACAGCTGGACAGTTTTGTGTTCAACTTATACTTGATGACTCTACTGTGGCATATGTGGCTAAGTTCTTCAACAGAACTGTACACTATGTAACAGCGGCTGGCGCAACAGGAGCAATAGCTTACGCAATGCTAACTGAAGCAACAGACGAAGGCAACACAGCAGGCAAAGGTACTATCGACGTACTATAATCATAGTAGCACACGTGCTTATAAGACCATGGGGGAGTTGTATGCTCCCCCATTTCTTTTATAAATAACAGTAATATTATGGCAAGACGTATTGTAAACTCAGGTGATTATTCAGTTACAGCAGGCACGGGCGTATTAGGTGTCAACACCATCACACTCGATGCGGCAAATGTGAGAATTCCAGGAAAGTTAACGATTGAAGGCACACAGACTGTAATTAATTCAACCACACTGACAGTGGATGATCCTTTCATTGAAGTGATCAAAAACAACTCGGGCTCAGATCTGGATGGTGGTATCTATGTGAATCGAGGCGGAACCGGCAACAATGCTGTGATGTTTTGGGACGAAGGTGACGATGTATTCAAGATGGGAACAACCACAAACAATGCTTCCACATCTCCACTGACCAATCTAACACTGGCAAAATTACAAGTAGCAGAACCTTCTGCAACCTCAGATGTCGCCACAAAAAACTATGTTGATGTTGAGATAGGATCAATAACGGGTGCAACATTTGCCGTTGACGATTCTTCAACTGTAACAGCCGCGTCAGGCAACACTCTATATCTTAAAGGTGGATCCAACATTAACACTGTTGGCAATAATGCCACAGACACAATAACAATATCACTAGACAACGATTTGACAGGTATTACATCCATAACATCAGATGCATCCAACGGTGATTTAACACTGACAGCAAACGGCACAGGTGAAATAGTGCTGAATGACATACTAACATTCACAGTGGGCACTGCAAACCCAACTGCTACTACATCTACTAAAATGTATAACAAAACAGCGGCAGGCGGCGGAACAGGCCTATACTTTAAAAACTCAAACATTGATTCTGGTGCTGAAGGAGAATTGATAAGTAAAAAGAAAGCAACAGCACTAGCTATTGCACTAGGATAATATATGGCAATTACAAATTTTCAAGTTGGAACAGGCACGGGATCAGCGGCATTCACAGCGTCAGCATCCACTGCTATCACAGCTATGTACATCACAAACAAATCATCATCAGACGGAAACGTGGACGTATATGTGGTTCCGTCGGGCAGTACTGTAAACGAAAATTTCAAAGTCTACAACACTCTTTTAGTACCAGCCCAAGACACTTACGTGATCGATTCAGAAAAATTAATTCTCGAAACTGGTGATAAGATTTACATTGCGGCTCCAGACTCATCAGCACAATTCAACGCAACCATATCAACCATAGGATTATAATCCAATGGGTAGGCTCGTAAAAAACACAACAATAAATCCAGGTTCTTTAGCTGTAAAAATCCCCACAGTAACCACGACACAACGACCCACAGGTGCAGACGGTGATATTGTTTACAATGCAACCACTGGTACATTTCAAGCCTATGACAACGGATGGGCCAACATATCCACGGGCAATTCCGCACCAGGCACAATAACCATTGATAATTTTCAAGGAGACGGAACCACAACAGTTTTTGGAAATGGCTCAGGTAACATGGACGATTCTACTGCGGCACAATTAAGTTTTTCAGTAACAGATCCCACTGATATATTAGTGTTCATTGGTGGTGTATATCAAATCCCCACAGTCAACTACACTGTTGGCGGGAACACAATCACATTTGGATCTCCACCATCAGCAAATGACGGTGCAAGTAACGACCATATCATCACAATCATACACGGCCTTAACAAATTAGGCGAATAAAAAATAAAATTTAATTAATTGTACCGAACGGTCGCCATCCACCGGGAGTGCCACCTT